TCTGACTATTTCACAAGCACAAAACAAGATTGGAATTGCCGATCTGCTATTTCTTGCGTGGAATGCAATGAAGCGCGAAGCTGGTGGAAAGCCAATCAAGGGCTTTGACATTTGGTGTGAAACCGTTGCCGACGTGACAGTCGGTGAGGTTCTCCCAAAAGCTACGCCGCCGGAAGCGTAAATCGCATTCTGGTCGAGCTGGCACTGGCGACTGGAATTGCAATGAACGAATGGCAGACGGCGGAGCAAATTTACACAGCGCTTGAGATATTGGAGAAGCAAAATGAGCGATAGCGTAGAGATTGCCTATGACAAGGCTGATCTACGTCGCGTCTTAGGTGCTTTTAAAGCAATGGACGCCGAGGCTACAGTCCAAGCCAAGGCCGCCTCTGGCGCTTTGGCAGAATTTGCTCAAGACAAAATCATTGGCACTGCCAGCGGTCGAGGTCGCGCAGCTGACAAAATTGCCCGAGGATCTCGAGTTTCTAAATCCTCAAAAATCGGTGAACTATCTTTTGGCTTTGCCGGGCAAAAGTTTTCAGGCGGCGGCACAACGCAACAGCTCTGGGGCGGCAATGAATTTGGATCTAACAAATACAAGCAATTCCCAATTTGGTCAGGATCGTCGCCAACTGGTCGAGGATCTAATGGCTGGTTTATTTATCCAACCTTGCGCGCCATTCAGCCCGAAATCATAGCCAAGTGGGAAAATGCTTTCGACAAGATCCTCAAGGAGTTTTAAATGGTTGCGCAAAGTAGAACGCTTAAGCTTTCAATACTTGCTGACGTTGACCAACTCAAAAAATCCTTAAATAGTGCCAACGCTGACGTAGAAAATTCCAGCAGCAAGCTAGGAGAATTTAGCAAAAAAGCTGGACTGGCTTTTGCCGCTGCCGCAGCTGCCGCTGGGGCTTATGCCGTAAAGCTTGCCGTTGACGGAGTTAAAGCCGCAATCGAGGACGAAGCCGCGCAAATACGACTTGCAACAGCTTTAAAAAATGCTACTGGCGCAACAGATGAAATGATTGCCTCTGTTGAAAAACAAATCCTTAAAACATCATTGGCCACAGGCGTTGCCGACGACAAGTTGCGTCCAGCCTTGCAGCGATTGTCTTTGTCAACAAATGACGTCACAAAAGCACAGGATCTTTTAAACCTTGCATTGGATATTAGCCAAGCAACGGGCAAAGGTCTGGATTCAGTAGCCAACGCGCTTGGTAAAGCCTACGACGGCAACACTGCTTCTCTTGGCAAGTTGGGCATTGGTTTATCTACAGCCGAGTTAAAAGCAATGTCATTTACAGACGTTCAAACAAAGTTATCAGATTTATTTGGTGGAGCTGCCGCAGCTAACTCGGAGACATTTGCCGGGCGACTTCAAATCCTCAAAGTTACATTTGACGAGGCGAAAGAGTCGATCGGTGCTCGCTTGCTTCCAATCATTCAACAGCTGGTTGAGTTTGTAGTTAACAAAGTAGTGCCAGCGCTAGGTCGCTTTGCTGATTTCTTTAAACCAATTACAAAAGCAATTGACGACAACAAAGAGTCATTTATTTTGTTTATTGAGTTTATTCAAACCTACGTTGTGCCAGTGCTTGTCACTGTATTAGGAGGTGCTTTGCAGACAGTCGGCAAGATTGCCGGAGCAGTCGTGGGCGTTATTGGATCCGTCATAAAAGTAATAAATGCTTTAATACAAGGCACAATTGACGGAATTAACTTTTTGATTAGAGCTTACAACGCGGTGAACCTTGGCCTGCCAGATTTAAAACCTGTCTCCTTTTCGGGATCACAAACAGGCGGCGCGTCCACGAGCATTTCTGGCGTACTAGGTTCAAGCGTTCCAAGTTCATCTGTAACCATGGACACACCGCCACCAATTAAAATTCCAAGCGTTTCCAGCGCGGCCGTTGCCAGTGCTGCCGCTGGAGCGTCAAGAGCAGCCGTATCCTCAAGTGCCACCAATTCCATTATGCGCGGACGTACCGACTCAGCCGCCAGCATAAATTTGACAGTTAACGGGGCAATCGACGCAGAAGGAACAGCTAGGACAATCGTTAACACTCTCAATGACTCATACTTCCGAGGAACAGGCGGCGCTGGCCAGCTTGTTGCAATATGACACAGTGGAGTCCTGTCTGGCGTGTCAAGGTCGCTGGCGTTGACGTCACTGACTCAGTCTTGGCCAGCTTAAACATCACGTCTGGCCGCACAAATATCTATGAACAGGCACAGGCAGGTTATTGCTCGATCACGCTAATTGTCTTTGATCAAGTTCCGATTGAGTACGAAATAAATGACAGCTTGTCGGTAGAGGTTCAAGACAGCGCGGCGGCTTATCAACCTATTTTTGGCGGCTCAATTGTGGACATAGCCGTAAGCGTCTCAGAGGTCGGCTCAACCGCATACACGCAAGAGGTGACAATTACTGCCTTGGGCGCTCTGGCAAGGCTGCAAAAGGCACTCACAAACGGAGTCTTGACACAGGATTTTGACGGCGATCAAATTTTTACAATCTTAAGCGATTTGCTGACTAACAGCTGGAATGAAGTGCCAGCGGCTTTGCAGTGGCAAGATTATGACCCGACAGTCATTTGGGCAAATGCGGAGAATTCTGGGCTTGGCGAAATTGACACACCGGGCAATTATGAGCTGGCACAGCGTTCATCATCAACAACGGTGGTTTATGATCTAGTTGCAGCACTTGCCACAAGCGGATTAGGTTATTTATATGAGTCGGCCACTGGCTTAATAAGCTACGCAGACTCGACTCACAGATCAACCTATCTGGCAGCTAACGGATACACGGATTTGACGGCCAATCACGCGTTAGGTCGAGGAATTACGATAAAAACTAGAGCTGGCGATTTGCGAAATGACGTGACGATTAAATATGGCGTCAGCAGTGGAAGCGAAGTAAATGACACAGATCCAGCTTCAATTACTCTATACGGCAGACTTGCGCAAATCATCACGACAACCATAAAACATCTAGCTGACGCCACAGCTCAAGCCGCCTTTTATCTATCACTTAGAGCTTATCCAAGGCCAATTTTTGACCAGATTACTTATGCGCTGACAAATCCTGAGTTGGACGACGGCGATCGAGACAGCCTTATCAACGTGTTTATGGGTCAGCCAATATCGCTTGCCGACTTGCCGCCTAACATGGCCGCAGGCAACTTTTTAGGCTTTGTCGAAGGCTGGACATTTAGAGCCTCTTACAACCAACTTGACGTCACCTTGTCAATGACACCTTTGGCGTTTTCTTTGCAAGCAATGCAATGGCAAGACGTCAGTGTGTCGGAGCAATGGAGCACAATATCTGGCACACTTGACTGGGAACACGCGCTAGTCGTAGCGTAAAAAGGAGAGATAAATGGCTAATCCAACAACAAATTTCGGCTGGGTCATGCCGACTGCAACTGATCTGGTCACTGATTTACCAGCGGATTTTGACGTCTTTGGGCAAGCTGTTGATACTTCATTAGCTCAGCTTAAAGGAGGCACGACTGGTCAAGTATTGTCAAAAACATCTGCAACAAATATGGCATTTACTTGGGTCACGCCTACGGATCAAACACCGTTAACAACAAAAGGTGATCTTTTTACTTTTACAACGGTGGACGCTCGACTTGGTGTAGGAACGAATGGTCAAGTATTGACTGCGGATTCAACTGCCGGTACTGGACTTGCTTGGGCAACTCCGTCAACTGGTGGAATGACTTTATTAAATACAGGCGGCACTACATTTTCAGGCGCGTCAGTTACTAGCGCGTCGATTCCAGGCACATATAAGCACCTTTACGTCACTTTTCAAAACGTATATGGAACGGCAGCAGACTTTATGTATGTCAGACTAAATGGCGATAGTGGCGCAAACTACACAACACGACGACTGCAAGTAGCAGCGTCATCGACTGGCGTCAATACATCAGGAACGGCAACATCATCATCACTTACGCAAATTCCAGCAGCTTCATCTTTTGATAAAAACGGTTGCGGAGAAATTAGCATTCCAGATTACACATTGACATCAGGTCAGCAAATAATAAATTCGAGAAGTTTAGGCTATGACTCTGCGAATTTATACGCAATTCACCAAATTTCCGCTTACAATAAAAGCGCGGCAATCACTACTATCACACTAGGCGTTACATCTGGAACATTTTCAGGTGGAAAATTTTACATATATGGAGTGTACTAATGAGCAGACCAACAGTAGTTTTTCACGATATTCAAACAGGTGATATTGAAGAACGCGAAATGAATGACGCAGAATTTGCTGATTATCAAAAAATGCAAGCCGAAAACGTTGCTCGCATTGCTAATGAACAAAGCAAAGCTGAAGCTAAAGCTGCGCTCCTTGAGCGTTTAGGTATGACAGCTGAAGAAGCGGCTCTCTTGCTCTCATGAGTTATCCAAAAGGTACAGCCGCGGCCTTGATTGCAGCTGCACTTGTTGAGGTCGGAACGATCGAGCAAGGCGACAACCTCACCAAATATGGCAAATTTACAAAAGCCGACGGCTTGCCTTGGTGCGGCAGTTTTGTTAATTGGTGCGCAAATGAAGCTGGCGTCAAGATTTCAAACATGGTGAGCACAGCCGCCGGGGCGCTAAGAATGAAAGATCTTGGACGCTGGCATACAGTGCCTAAACTTGGCGATCTTTGCTTCATGGATTTTCCACATGACGGTGTTGATCGAATAAGCCACATTGGAATTGTGGTAAATATTGGTAAAACAAGCGTCTGGTGTATTGAAGGCAATACCTCTGGCACTGGCGATCAGCGCAATGGCGGAATGGTTATGATCAAACAGCGCTATTTGGGCAAAGAAATTGTCGGTTTCGGTAGGCCAAAATTTGACGAATATGCTGGAGAATTTCCTTTAGTACAGCTGCCGAAAACGGCTGTCAAGGAGAAAAAATGAAAGAATTAAAACCTATGCTTGCAAGCTATGCTCGATCATTTATTGCGGCAAGTTTGGCCGTTTATATGGCAGGTGTAACAGATCCAAAAGCCATTTTGTCAGCGGGAGTTGCGGCAGTCGTGCCAGTACTTATGCGCTGGTTAAATCCTAAAGATACG